CAAATTATATCACTCCTGATAAGTTTACAATTAAAAATCCAGGAATTGATGTTTCTAATTTGTTTAAAACGGTGCCTCCTTCAGAAAATGAAGAATTACTAGTATTACCCTATGCCGGTTATGCAACACTAGAAGATGTTGACTATACAGTAGTTTCAAAAGCAGAACTTATATCGGGTCCTGTAAATTCTAACATTAAAGTTGGTGATACTGTTTGGATAGGATTTGATGATAACGAAGACTGGGGCATATATAGATATTCTAGATTACCTATTGCAGTTAAACAAGTTTATTCTTATCAAGCTGGCGAAAAAATAAGTTTTGTAACAGATAAAAATCACGGATTAAAAGTAGGTGATGTAGTTGCAATCGTTCGGTTTGCAACTACATTAGACAGAACATATATCATCTCCGAAATCAATAGATTAGATGAATTTGTGGTAGACTATACTGAATCAGTTCCTGATTTTGTAAGTCAATTTGGCCTATTGTTTAAGTTTGTATCATCTAGATTTAATACATTTGACGACATTATTAATACAACATATCTTGCAGATTTTAAACAAGATAAAAAAGTTTGGATCGATAATAATATATCTGGTGATTGGGAAGTCTACGAAAAAACTAATAATTATTCTATAAGTCGTCTTCCAAATATTATTGATTATAATTATGCTAGGTACGGACAAGTAGTTAAAGCTGAAGAAAATTCTAACATATTAATTGTCGGAGCACCTGACTATGATGATGGAAATGGGTCAGGAAAGGTATTTGTTTATACAAATGTAAACGGAGTACTTACTCAGCTATTCTATTATGGTGTTAACAAATTTCTTAATCAATATTATAACAACAATCTTTCACCTTCTCCAAAAGGTGGATTTGGAACAGCAATAGAGTATGATCCAATTGACGGATACATAATTGCTTCTGCTCCGTATGCATCTTATATTAGATCAGAATCTGCCGGAGGGACTCGATTTGTTTCTCCTACAACTCCCACAAGTACATATCAGAAAGAGGGTCTGGTAGTTATATCGTCAGTAAATTCAACAAATAATGGAGAGACTCGCTATTTTACATTATCCTGTTCTGAACCGGAGACTGGACTAGAATTTGGTAAGAGTTTATATGTTAGCAACACCACAACTCACAAACTATTATTTGTAGGAGCTCCTGGCAAATCTTATAATGCTGGTGCAGTTTATTTTTATGATTTAGCAATAGTTAAGTCAGTACCTAGTGTATTAACTTTTGATGATAATCTTACTACCTTTGATAAAAATACCTGTTTGTTTGATGCAGTAGGCGCTGTTTTAATTGAAACAAATGTTACAGCAACCTCACAAATAAAATTACCAACTCCTCCTATTGTTTCTGCTGGTAGTAGATTTGGAGAAGTTATTTCAGGTAATAATCTAGGAACAAGATTAGCAGTATCTGCTCCTCAATATAATAATGGAAACGGTGCAGTTTTTGTTTACAGAAAAAGTACAACTGTAAATTCTTATACTTTAATTCAAACTTTATTACACTCTGATGCGGCACTTGGTGGAAAGTTTCCATCGTATTCTAGATTTGGGGCATCAATAAGTATGACAGACGACGGCAATTGGTTAATTGTGTCTGCCGATCTAGCCGATGATAAGAATTTAGAAAAAGGAAAAGTTGCAGTTTATAAATGGTCAACTAGTGCTAATTCATTTGTATTTTCTCAACTAATACAAAATCCTTCTAGTACTAACGGTCTTAAATTTGGACACAAAGTAGAGACAGATAGAGCTGGCGAAATTTTAGTCATATCTGCTCAAGGGCCAAATTATTTTTATGGACTAACGTATGATACAGGATCTACAACATTCGATGCTGAATCAACAAATTTTGGTGCAGTTATAGACGACTCCGGTTCTGCTTTTGTTTATAATAGATACAATGATAAATTTATATATGCAACTGAGCTTTTTGATTATCAAGTAGATTCTGGAAGTTTTTATGGTGCAGATATTGCAGTAACAAGAAATTTTGTTTACGTAGGAGCACCATTAGATGTAACAACAGGCACTACACGTGGCGGCCAAGTGTTTGCATGGAATGCAATTGATCCGCTAGCAAATACATGGAAATTAATAAGACAACAATCTAATTTAGTAGACACTAGGAACATTAAATCTATAAAAACAATTGATTCGTTTAACGAACAAGTATTAGACTATCTCGAAATATATGATCCTATTAAAGGTTTTATTCCAAGTCCTGCTGAAAACGAATTAAGATACAAAACAATATTTGATCCTGCAGTATATAACACTGGTACCAATACAAAAGTTAATATTGACATAACTTCTTATTGGGGAAAGGAACACGTAGGCGAACTATGGTGGGATCTGTCAACCGTCAAATATATGCTATATGAACAAGGCGATATTGATTACAGGCGCAACTTATGGGGAAATTTATTCCCAGGAGCATCTATTGATGTATACGAATGGGTAGAAAGTGATTTTATTCCCAGTGAATGGGGTATAAGTGCAGATACAGCTAGTGGAATTGCTATAGGTATAAGCGGGATTCCAAAGCATCAAGACGATTCTGTATACGTCGAAGAACAAACTTATAGTTCTATATCCGACCAACTTATAAGCAAATACTATTTCTGGGTTAGAAATTCAATTTTAGTGCCAAATAGACAAGGTAGAAACATTTCTGCAAACGAAGTAGCTGGTTATATAAAAGATCCAAAAAGTTACGGGTTAAGATATCTACAGGTTCATTCTGCAAATTCCTTATCTGTCGTTAATACTAAAGAAACATTGGTTAACGAAAGAATTTTGTTAAACATACAACTAAACTCTAGTGATGCAAACAAACATACTGATTGGTTATTAATAGAAGACGGATCTGCAAATAGTCTTCCTAATTTATTATTAGAGAAAAAATTTATCGATAGTTTGTTAGGTCGAGATAGTTTAGGAAACGTTGTTCCTGACCCGTCTCTAACAGCGAGACAAAAATACGGAATTCAAATTCGACCAAGACAGTCTATGTTTAAAGATAGATTAGAAGCATTAAGAAATCTTATTAGTTATGTAAATGCAATATTTGTCAATAATTTAATTAGTGATTTTTATAACTTATCTACTCTTAATCTTAAAGACGAAATTCCTCCAGTCACTAGTCGAGATTATGATTTAATTGTAGAAGATTTAGAAAAGAAATCGACTATCTCTACAAAAGAAGTATCACAGGCTGAATTTACAGCAGTATTAACTGATGGAAAAATTACCAGTGTTAATATTATAAATCCAGGTTTTGGTTACGGTAAATTAGATCCAACAACTTTTAATCAAAATGGTGACCCGATTGTATGGCACGGTCCAAATATTACAATTGATAATGATACTAACGGCGCTATTATTAATACAGAAATTAATAATGTAGGATCAATTATTAATGTGTTAATTAAAAATTCAGGAAAAAATTACAATACTCCGCCTGTTTTAGTAGTAAGACCGTACACAATGATTGTCCAAACTGATTCTAATTCAAAGGGTCGATGGACAAAATATGCGTTAATTAATAGTGAGTGGGAAAAGATACAAACTCAAAGTTACGATACTACGTTGTATTGGGATTTTATAGATTGGGTATCTCCAGAATACAATCCTAATCAAGCAATAAGTGCAACTCTTGACCAGATATATCAGATACCGGAGATTGAAGTAGCAACTAATGAGTATATAAAAATCAACAATAACGGTGCTAATAGATTTATCATTCTTAAGAAAGTTGAAATAGGGAAGTTAGGCACATATAATACTAATTTTGATATAATGTACAACGAAAAGGGAACTATTAAAATTAAGGATAGTATATGGAAGTTATCTGATTCACAATTGGGATTTGATCAAATATCACCATATGACGATACGTTTTTTGATCAAACTCCGGATGTAGAATTAGAAAAAATTATATATGCCCTTAAGAATGATTTATTTACAGGCAATTTAAAAGTTTATTGGAATAAATTCTTTTTTGCAGGAGTTAAGTATGCATTAACAGAGCAAAAATTCATTGACTGGGCGTTCAAAACAAGTTTTATTAATGTTAAAAATATAGCAGGCGAATTAGATCAGCGGCCAATTTATAAATTTCAAGACTCTCAATGGTATGAAGATTATCTTGATGAAATTAAGCCATTCCATACTAAAGTAAGAAATTACAAGTTAAATTATTCAGTAACAGATTCTTCAGACACTTTTTCAACTGATTTTGATCTTCCAGGAATATACGACAAGACACTAGGAAAATTTAAAACATTATCGGCCGATGATATCGAAGCACAACAATATCCTTACAAAGGATGGCTCGACAATTATAAACTCCATTTAGATAAAATAATTCTTGTTAACACCGGCAAGGGATATACAGAAACCCCAGAAGTTCAAATAATTCCTGCATCGGGGGAGACTGTCACAAGACCGGCAACTGTAAAAGCTGTATTAAGTGGCGGTAGTATATTAACTTTTGAGATTTTAGATTCGGGAGAAGGATATACTACTAACCCTACGGTCTTGATTATCGGAGGGGGTGGCTCAAATTACATGCCAGCCAAAGCTACTGCTGTTATGTCTAATAGAAAAATAAGAACAAATCTTATTTCTCTAAAATTTGATAGAATATCAACGCACCGAGAAGTAGGATCAAAATTAGCTATTGATCAATTTACTGTTGTAGGAAATGAAAACGAATTTATTTTATCGTGGCCTGCGTTATATGACAAGGCTAATATTACGTTAAAAGATAACGGCATTATTGTATTATCTTCAAACTATATCCTTGAAGATTTTTCGTCAAAGGTTAACGGGTACAGCAAACAATTTACCCGGTTAGTTCTTAACTATTCTCCTGATCTGGGACATATAGTTTCTATCACATATCCAAAAAGTCTTAAAATTTATCAAGCATTTGATAGGATACAGGACTATTATAACCCTACGCCAGGTATGCCCGGCAAGGATGAAACTAAAGGATTTTCTCAATTAATGCAAGGGGTAGAATATCCGGGAACTGAAATTTCAACACAACCGTTTGATAATAGTCATCCGTGGGATGGTGATCCGTGGGGAGAAATTCCTTGGGATATTTTAAATTATTCAGTTACAGGTTATATTTCAACTAGAGCAAATCTTCCTAGTCTATATTCAGGTAGTATTGGCGATAGTTATATGACCACAGATACAAATCATAAGTGGGAATGGTCTGGTACTGTATGGGTTGATAAAGGCGAAATTAATCAAGATCTTGATACTCTTATTGATGGCGGTACCTTTGTAAAAACTTTAGCCGGCGGGTTCGCTACTGCGGCGGGCACTACTTCTACTGATATTATTCTTGATGGTGATGAGTTTATATCTCCATATAGGAGTCACGCTCCTGAAGAGTCTATTCCTGGCGAAATACATGATTCTTTTTCTATAGATGTCTTTACAAGACGGTCGTCTGGTAGCGGAATGATTTATACTCTAGTTCAAGAAGTAATAGCTAATCAATCTACTACAGTTCAGTTATCTATTAAACCACCAAACTATGAGTCAATTACCGTTACTTTAAATCATACACTATTACAACCTCAAGCAGATTATAGTATTAATTTTCTTGATAATACATTATTTGTGTCGCAAAAAATTGTTGGAGGTACACTTGAAATTACCTATATGGAATTTGGCGGTACTGGATTTTTAAGCAAGGATTCATCAGTTGTTGATGGAGATACTGTAGGTGCAGTTATAGGTTCTTGTGCATACAGAGATGTTAAAAGTGTATTTGTAAGTGCTAATGGCGTAAGGATATATCCGCCCGGAACGTTTTATGCTCAACTTCAATATTTTGAATTAACTAGAGCAGACGTTAAAAAGAGTGCGAGAGCAAAAATTACAGTATACGGATTAGGTATAGGTTATCCTAATACAATCACTGCTATATTCTTTAACGGTGATAAAAAGTTTAGTGAAATTAAAGAACAAGTTTGGCTTAATTTAGATAACAATAATAGAGATGTTCAGCTGTCCCAGCCACCGGGATTACTTGGGCCTGCTTCTGCAAATTCTATTGTAGAATTAAACAGAAGAAGGCTTGTTCCTCCTAATACTACTTACTACGAGATAACAAGTCTATTGCAAACACAGTTTGATATTAACACTCGAAAAGTGTATCCAGCAAACTCATTTGACAATACAATTATTGAGGTTTACAAAAACGGAGTACGAATTCCGGTCGGTAAATACGAACTTAACCAATATTACAATAGAGTTGAATTTCCAGATAATTTCTTTAATTTAGGAGATGTATTAGCAATTACTTCTATCGTTGATTATGATTATATAATAAGGGGCAACGTGCTTACTATCTCAGGAAGGGTTGACATTACAGGTCCTGAAAGATTGAGTATTCTTAATGAACCTGGGTACCAGGGAGTTACTTACCTACGAGCTATTACATTTACTAATCAAGATAACAGTTTTATAAGAACTGAAGTATATGAAGCAAATAGTTCAAGAATTTATAAACTTACTAGAGTAGTAGTAAATGATAATTTTGTTTGGGTCTCTATCGGAGATAAAGTTTTAACTAGCGGATATGACTTTGAAATAATGGAAGATTTAAGAACAATTCGCATTGATCCAGATATTCCGTATAACGAAGGCGAGCAAGTTATCATTACTAGTTTTACTGAACAAGTTGCTAGTCTCACTATCGGATATAAAATATTTAGAGATATTCTAGGTAGGACACATTATAAGAGATTAAGTTCTGCAGAAACTACATATCTGACTCAAGCACTATTGCCTACATCTACTACAATCACAGTTAATAACGGCGCTATATTGCCAACTCCTGCATTAGAATATAAAACTCCAGGTGTAGTATTTGTTGCAGGTGAAAGGATTGAGTATTTAGAGAAACATGGTAATATCCTATCTAAATTGCGTAGAGGAACATTAGGAACTGGAGTAAAAGAACAGTATGGAGTTGGAACCTGGGTAATTGATCAGAGTAGGAGTCAAACTATTCCATTTGCAGAATCTGTTATTGCACAAACATTTACTAATACTGGTGTTATAAGCACATTTACCTTAACTCATAATAAATTTATATTTGCTAGTGATATAAACCCTCACGATGCTATAGAAATATTTGTTGGCGGAGTAAAATTAGAAAAACCTCTACAAACCGGCAACTATCGTGTAGTACATGATGGGACACTATCGTTTGATTCAGGTGTAAATGATACAATTTTAGAACCAGATTTTACAATTACAACTAGTACACAAGCATTTGGAACTATGTATACAGTTAATTTGTTAACCCCAGTTGATCCACGGTTAACAGTATCTGTAGTACAGCGTAGATCAACAACTTGGTATGATGTAGTTCCGCCAAGTTTTACAGCTTCTTTATTCGATCAAAATACAGTACCTGCTACATTTATTAAGCAACGAGAAGCTATTACCCCCGATAACTTCTATTATGGAGGCGATTCTGTTCTACGTTTAGATGACGGAACTGCTCTATTATTAGATGACGGAAGAGAAATTAATGAGTATTAAAGGATTATAAAAATGGCCGCAATTTCACAACTACCAAGAACAACTTCAATAACACCCGACTCCCTTTTTCTTGTTACTGAAAATGGAGTCTCAAAAGTAGTTTCTTTTGATTTTATTAAAGCGAATATAACTGGATTTTCTGGTTCTTTTGGATTCCAAGGAAGTCAAGGTTCTACCGGATTTATAGGATCGTCCGGTTTGGGATTTACAGGCAGCGCAGGCCCAAAAGGTGATCCTGGACCTCCTAATGGTTATACAGGTAGTGTAGGCAGGGGCATTTCTGGGTATATAGGAAGTCCAGGATTCGTTGGCCGTGATGGGTATGTTGGCAGTGAGGGCCCTAGAGCATATACAGGTAGTCAAGGCCCGGGCGGCGAATTTGCAGGTATGGGTTATATCGGTAGTAGAGGATCTCAAGGGGATCTAGGCTATACAGGTAGCGCCAGTAGTGTTGTAAATTTATCTGGATTAGCTCAAAGTATTATTCCTTCTGCCGCGTTATCGTTTGACATTGGTACTACAACTACATATTGGAGAACTGGTTATTTTTCTGCGGTGGTTGCAAATTATGTAGTTGATTACCTTGGCAATTCTTTAGTAGGTGGAGCTGGTGGCTTTACCGGTAGCAGAGGCGGCGGCTATGTTGGTAGTTCGGGATTAAAAGGCGATCCGGGATCGCCTGGTGGCTATACAGGTAGTGCAGGACCATTTGTTGCCTATGTAGGTAGTCAAGGTGCTGCCGGTAGTCCTGGCGGTTATATAGGTAGTAGAGGATACGCCGGATCATTTGGTTATACAGGATCTAATGGTGCAGGCTTTGTAGGTAGCATCGGTTCTAGGGGGTACGGCGGCAGTCAAGGTAATATAGGATATACAGGAAGCGGTAGCGCCGGTAGTGGCGGAGTTGGATTAACTAGTAGACAAACTTTATCCGGCGCCACTTCTTCATTGGCAAACAGTGCTAGTGGAACATTTACTATCACTGGATACAAATCATATGCATTACTTAAAGTACAGACTAGTGCGGCGGCATGGGTAAGAATATACTCTAGTTCAGCCGCTCAAACAAGCGATGCAAGTCGTACTAGCTTTACTGATCCTCTTCCTGGAAGCGGCGTAATTGCAGAAGTTATTACAACAGGTGCTTCTACTCAAATAATAACTCCGGCTGCATTAGGATTTAATGATGATAGTCCTGCAACAAGTACAATTTATTTGAGAGTAACAAATCAAAGTGGTGCAACTGCGGCTATTACTGTTACGTTAACAGCATTACAACTTGAGGCTTAAAAATGTCTAACTTACGAGAATATGTAATAACTTTACACAAGCATGACGATCTTGATGAGTTTTATCTAGATATGGAAACACTTCGTACAACTATGTACGGAGTCATGCCAGACCGAGCAGTAGATTGTTTTGAGCGTCGACCAATTAGTAGGAATACCCATTATAAATTAACTGCTGAAGAAGCAGAAGAATTAAAAAAAGATCCTAGAATAGTAGCAGTTGAATTATCAATGGCCGAGCGGGGAATTGAAGCAAGACCGTTTTTCTCTCAAACAGTTCCGTACTGGGATAAAAGCAATACTATAAACAACGGACATCGAAATTGGGGGCTATATAGATGCACTCTTACTGGGCAGATAACAGGTTGGGGATCTAATAATACCGCCAATAAGTCAGGGACAGTTACTACAACATCAAGCGGAAAAAATGTAGATGTGATTATATCTGACGGGCACTTTGATCCAACTCATCCGGAGTATGCAGTTAATTCGGATGGAACTGGTGGAAGTCGAGTTAATCAATTTAATTGGTTTACATATCTTCCCGAAGTTAAAGGAACAGCCGCTGGAGTGTATACATATACGCCATATTTTAATGTGCTTAATACCACTAATGAAGAAAATAATCACGGAGCGCATGTAGCCGGAACTGCGTGTGGTAACA